CCGAGCTCGTTCTATGTCCGACAGAAAGATCGGATTACCTCAAACTGGACGCGGATCTACTGGCCGCGGGGCAGGAATCTTCCGAGTACGATGAAAATACTTCTAGATGTTTTTCCAGCGCACGTAGTTGCTGCTGCACCAGGCCAATTCGAGTCCGTAGAGGATATTAAGTCAGATCCCCCGACTCCAGGAACGCACTATGTAGGCACCACCCGCGTAATCATCACCGAAGATATGATTCTGGTTGCTCAGGATAGCCCAGAAGGCGCTAAGATTGTATTTCGGGAGAGATATCACACACTCATCAATGGCGTTGAGAATAGAGTAATTACCGATTCAGGCAAGATGTTGGCCTTTAAAAAGGACACAAATTGTGGCTGCGGGTCTAGATTACGTGGTTGGAACCCATATAAGACCATAAACTCTATAAAGGACCCAGACTAATGCTAGATCTATTCCCATTCCTACTTTTGACCTTAGCCGCGTTCAGAGTTACCCGTTTAATCACAACTGACACCATTCTGGAGCCAGTACGTAATAAAATCTGTTCTAAATGGCCGCCAAGTACTCAGTTTGGATACCTTTTCACCTGCAACTGGTGTACGGGAATGTGGGTAGCAGGCGCAACTATAGGATTCTACGCACTCTTTCCATATCAGACGCTTATGGTATCATTAGTACTGTCGATATCTGCACTCGTTGGGATTATCTCAACCCACCTAGATCGCTAAGCACAGGGAGATCCCTTGGGAATTTTCAAGAAGAACCAGAACCAGATGCCAAGAGTGGCACCTGGTCCTCAGATTAGAGCAGCTGCGCCTCGCAACACGACTCCAATCGCACCTGGCGTTTCCATGGACTCGTTCGGAATCATCTACGCAGAGCCTGCTGCATTCAACTCTCCACGTCCACTGACTGCTGCTGCAGCTCAAATGAAGATTGGCGATGCAAACGAGGCTACCCAGTTCAAGCAACGCCGTCAATCAGCTGCAGCTAGCTGGCAAGCAGAGGCCTGGGAGTACTACGACGCCATTGGTGAAATTAAGTACGCCTTCAATCTAGTTGCAAACGTTGTTTCTCGCATCCGCCTATACGCTGCTGTTGTTGATGACCCAGCCGAGGCTCCGGTTTCAGTAAAGAAGTCTTCGACCGTTTCTCAGGAACTAGCAACTGCTGCAGAGCGTGCACTTACTCGTCTTGATTCAGCTTATGGAGGCCAGGCAGGTCTTCTTAAAGATGCAGCTCTAAACCTTCAGGTTACTGGAGAATGCTACCTTGTTCAGGTTCCAGAACGTATCGGCTCACGCTTGCCCGAGTCATGGGATATCCGTTCGACAGATGAGCTCCAGGTCGATGCTCGTGGTAACTATGTAATCAGCCCTATGCGTGATGTTTCTGGTGGATCTTCAAGCCAGACCAGCAAGAATGCAATCAAGCTTCCTTCAGATGCTTTCATTGGTCGCATTTGGAAGTCTCACCCTCGCTACTCTTTGGAGTCTGACAGCTCGCTACGCGGCCTCTTAGACCTCTGTGCAGAACTACTGCTTCTTAACCGTACTTTCCGTGCTACGGCCCGTTCTCGCCTCAATGCGGGTGCACTCTACCTACCTGATGGTCTATCGGTTGCAGCGTCTCCAGACCCTGACTACCCATACGACGAGAATGGCGAGTATAACGAGCTTTACAACGCTGAAGAAGCAGCTGATGATTTCGAGGATCAACTCCTCGACGCAATGACTACTCCGATTAAAGACGAGGATTCTGCCAGCGCTGTAGTTCCACTGATTATCCGTGGTCCATCAGAGCTTGGTGACAAAATCAAGCAGTTCAAGTTTGAGCGTTCATTCGACGACTCGCTGGTTGCTCGTGCTGACCGAGTTCTTGACCGCATCATGCAGGGTCTGGATGTTCCAAAGGACATCGTTTCTGGTCTTGCCAACGTTAAGTACTCTAATGCTCTGCAGATCGACGAGTCACTCTACAAGGCCCACATCGAGCCAATGATGCTTCTAATTGCAGATGCTTTGACAGTTGTCTATCTGCGTCCATATCTAATCTCAATTGGCTATGAAGAGCAGGAAGTAAACCGCCTCAACGTTTGGTATGACCCAAGTCTGATTGCCACTCGTAACGACCGTGCAGCAGATGCTGACGCTGGTTTCGATAAGATGGCAATTTCATATGATACCTGGCGTCGTACTCATGGATTCTCTGACCAGGATGCACCAACTCCAACTGAAGTTGCTCTACGCCTGATTATCGAGAAGGGTGCAGTTGATCCTCAGACTACTGCATCAATTCTTGGTGGTATTGCCCCTGAACTTATGCAGAAGGCATTCAACGCCAACCAAGAAGCCTCTAAGGCTCCAATGCCTCAGGATGTTCTAGATGCTCTATCTGGAAATCCAGGAGCACCAGCAGCGACAGAAGCTACACCAACATCACCACCACTAGCAGAACCAGGGGCATAACATGGCCGATTTTGAACAGAATATTCCACTAGCCGAGCAGCTTGCTCACGTTCTAGGCGATACAGTTGTAGCCAAGTTCTTGGCACACGGTTATCACTGGAACGTAAAGGGCTTTGACTTCAAGGAGTTCCACGCTTTCTTTGAAGAGATCTACAGCGAGTTCGATGATGCAATCGACCCGCTAGCAGAGAACATTCTCAAGCTTGGTTTTGATGCACCATACCTTCTGGAAGATTTCACTACTCTTACTTGCATCCAGCAAGAGCGCATTGAGAATGGCTCAGCTAACGAGATGGCTCAGTCGCTACTGAAGATCAACAATGGTGTTGTCGACCACTACAAGGAAATCTTCACTACCGCAAATAGTATGAACGAGCAGGGAATTGCAAACTTTGTTGCAGACCAGATCGATCGTCACCAGAAGATCTCGTGGCAGCTACGTGCAACCCTAAGCCTGCAATAACTCTTAAAAAGTTAAGACCCGCCACGCCTATCAACGATGCGCACCAGGCGGGTCTCTTTTTATTCAAATAAGATATAATCCCGTACTATAAACTAATATAGACGCCTTTTACGGATAAGTTTACTCGAAGGATTTTTATGTCCAAGCTTTCATTTGCACAGAAGACCGCTTTAGTTGCAGCAGCTGGTTTTAATGACGGTGCTAACAAGGGATTCTGGCGCAAGCAGTGGCGTGATCGCCTCGGCAAGTGGGCTGAGATGGGCCGTGGCATTGATTTCAAAATGCAGACCAAGAGTGGTGTTGTAGATGGCCACGGTGTTTTTATTGGTGGAACCGATAAGCCAGGCTTTGGACGAGTAATGGTTGAAGGCCAAGAGAATAATGGCCTCCCATCTGGTGTCTATCACATTGCCTCGGCTAATGGTCAGGAATACGCAGCTCGCCTACCAGAGGGTGCACTTAAGGACCAGGGCATCGAGCTCAAAGACACTATGGGTAACAATGTTGGTGACCGTCAGGCCAGCGACATTCAAAGCCTAGAAGGTACTCAGATTGATCCGATTACCGAGGAAGACCGAAAGCTTTCTAAGGAAGCTCCAAACCCTGAACAGGCAAAACTCATCCAACAAGAGCGTGATAACTCTCCTGTTGCTAAACTTCCTGCTGGATCAGAGAGCCGCCTATCTTCTGAAGAGCTACAAAACCTTATGCAGGGAGACTCTACTGCTACTGATGCCAAAGATTCTCCAGAAGCTTCTGGATGGTCCAAGGGAGAAGCTGGACGTAATCGTCCTGGCCAGACATACTACTACACCAAGGTTGGAAATGTTCGCCTAGGCGCTTACACCTATCAAGGTGAAAATACTGTTCAGGTTAATGGCGAGAACTTCACTAACTATTATGACAATTGGTCAGACTTCCAAAAGGATCTCCCTAACTTCCTAGAGCAAGACAAGAAGATGTCTATCGCCGAGGCAAAATCTCTTCTTAAGCCTTACGACACCGATGGCTCTTTGTCAAAGATGATTGATAACGGTGCTAATGGTACTGATATCGCAACTGCTCTTCTTTCCAATGAAGACTGGAAAAAAGATTCGCAGATTGCATTTGACTCCAACTGGGCCGATAATCGCACCCGCGAAGAAAATGCAGCTCATAGCCGCACTGGAAACGCTCGCTCAGCTCAGTTTGTCCTTGACCGTTTTGCTCCAGAGCAGAATAAGGGATCTAAGGAAGATGCTATTGCTGCAGACCTATTCAAGGCAGCCATAACTGGAAATGATCTTCCTACTATTGACTCTCTAGAGTCAAAGCTCCAGGATAAGGGTTCAGAGCCAGATGATAAGTTCCAGATGGATCCATGGCTATATCAAATCACTCCTGGATCAGAGATTGACTACAATGACTACGTTGTTAATCCAGAGAACTCAGATCAAATTCTTAAGGTTAAGGACTTCAACCCTAGCGACATGGATGGAGCTACCGAAGTTCTCAATGTTGTTGGTGTTGATGAAAATGGAAATGAAGTAACCTTTAAGCTTCCAGAAAATAAAGAATTCCGTAAGGTAATGGAATGGAAGGCAAAGCCAAATTCCACTCAGGTGGATTCGACTCCAAAGGATATTGCACCAGAGAATGCCGTTTATGTAGCGCTTAAGGATCTCCAAGCTGGAGATAAGTTCTACAACGAGAGCGGCGACCTCATGGGAACCGTTGACTCAACTGAGCCTGCTAAGGATCCAGAGAAGATCAAGGTTAACTACACTAATGCATCTGGCGAGAAGAAGTTAGTCGTCAGCTATGGTGAAAATACCTATGCAACTGACCGTAAGCCAGAAGATAATGCTCAGGCTCCGGAAGCTGCACCTGCAGAACAGCCAACCCCTACCGAGACCCCCGCAGTAGAGGCCCCGGCTGAACCTACTCCAGCGGTAGAGGCTCCTGCAGAGCCAACCCCTATCCAGGAAGTTGCCCCTACTCCGGAAGCCCCGGTAGAACCTAAGCCAACACCAACTAACGTAAAACCAAAGCCTCGTGCCAATGATACCGGTAAATTAATCCCTCGCCCTAAGTTCACTGAAGGCCAGTTGAATCAGCTTCGTAAGACAAAGCTTGAAGGTTTAGTTGATGATACTGGTGCTGCTGTTCTTGAATACGATTCAAATGGCAAGCCTTACCAGCCTAAGGATCCTAACGCCATGCTTAACTTCTTGGCTAAGGTATATCCAAACGCTAAGTTCAATGATCAAGGCCAACTAGTGCTCATGCGCCAGGTCTCGAACGAGAATGGCAAGAAGATCCAATGGGAAATCCGTGCAGCAAACTCGGGTGACAAGAAGATCATCTACATGTTTAACTTCAAGGATCTAAATACTGGTCAGGAAGAGACTCTCATCCACAAGGATGCCCGTGACTCTGTTCAGGCTCTACTAGGTAAAACCAATAGCCCTGAAATGCTTGCTGATATTCTGACTGGAATTGAAACCCGAAAGTTTGGTCGTTTTGATACAGCCAATGCTAGAGATATTCTAGAGCGTGCTCATTACTTCACTCTTCAAGGTCGTACCAAGAATATTCGCGATCTAGTGAATCACTATGCAAATGGTTTTGCTGCCAGATTCAATCCTAAAAATGGTACTCAGCTAGAGGCCGAGGTTAAATCGCTATTCGACTCATTCTGGGCCGGAGATAGTGAAACTACTAGACAACGTATGCTGGCTGTGTTCGGCAGAATCCCTATGGACAAGCAGTCACACGCAATTGCCCGCAAGGCTCTACGCGATATGTTCCGTGATCGTTATCCTCACGAGTCTGGTCGTAAATTCGGTGCTCTTGTATCTACTGCTTCTGCAACAGTTCGCGGGCAGCAGTTTGACACCCCCGAGACCAGAGCAATTCCTTATTCATCTGCAAATAAAGTTGATGCAGTAGAAGAGGGAATGACCGTTGAGTATACCAACAATATTGGAGAGAAGTCTGTTCTTAAGGTTATTGCTCGTCAGAAGGTAAATACTGCCAACCCTACTCAGAGTGGCGATATTTTTGATTACGGTGACTACGTAACAGTTCAAGATATGAATGGTGTACAGAGCTCACTTCCAACAACTAAGTTAGCTATCCTGAAGGATCAGAAAACCCCTCTAACTGCATACAAGGGACGTGTCCAAGGTCGACGACTTCGTGAAGCACGTGGATTTACTTACAACCCGACTCAGTTGCGATTCCCTGATCAGCCATCTATCCCGGACCGTGTCATGCTTGTTGACGACCTAACTCCTGGAGATAGCTTCTATGGCAAGGGTGGAAATAACCTAGGTCACATCGTTGAAGTAGTTCCAATCACTGGTAAGGATGACAAGCCAGGTTATGGAATTATGTATATCGATGGCAATGGTGACATCCACAAGGTTGCTGTAGCTTCGGGCGAGAAGCGTGGACCTAATGTACAGATTAGCGATGCTAAAAAATCCTCTATAGCAGAGCCAACTCCTGCAGCAGAAACACCTGTAGGTAAAGTTATTAATAGTAACACCGATGAGTCTGATCCTGATTTTGATCTAGAGTCAATTCAGTTCACTACTGACCCTAATACAGTAGAGAAGCCTAAGTCTGTTGGTCTTGACTTCAATCTTCCTTCTAACGCAGTACGTCGTTCAGAGGAGCAGCTACAGTTAAACGAGCAGATCCAGGCAGAGATTGACCAGATGACTGCCGGACTAACTACTGCCATGGGACCAAACTGGACTTATGACAAGAGCTCATTCCAGGCTTCTTCGTTCTATAGCGCAGCGGCTTTCGATGAACTAGTTGCCAAGGCTAAGGAATCACACCCTGACCTCTCGGAAAGCCAGATTAGAACCCTTCTTGAACTCCAGCATGCTAAGGCATCTGGTTACTTTGCTATGAGCAAGGACCAGATTATGGATCGTATATTCCAGGAAGCTGCTACATACAGTAAGGCCGATGGTGTAGTTCAAAAGCTTCAAATTGATGTAGCTAAAACTAAGGATGGCCAGATCGAGCTAGCTGTAACTCCTGAAGAGAAGGCTAAATATGACCAGGCACTTTCTGACATCGAAAACTTTGCATCAAATGCCAAGATGGGACCACTATTTGACCCACAGAAGCACAATATCCGCATTGTAAATGGATCTGGTAAGTTTGCAGACCTATATAAGTCAGCTGGGTGGACCACCTCAACTAGAGGCCAAATTGCAAACCAAGTGCTTGGTGTAAATATTTCGATGCCTACAAAGGATGATAAGAAGACTGTATCGATTCTGATCAATAACAGTCTGCTTAGAAGTGGTGCAGGTCCAGAAGGATTCGTTAATCCAATTGGTGACACCCTAACTCACGAGTTTGGGCACACTGTACACCGAACCTTAGAGGATTCGAGCTTCTATGGCGGTCCTTACGCTAAGGCATTCAAGGAATACATCACTCGTTATGGAAAGTCTAAGCAGGAAGAACACTTTGCCGAGTCCTTCTCTAAGTACATCCAGACCGGCCAATCAACTCCAACATTCTTCCAGTTCCTACAATCTGTTGGCTTAGCGTAAAGAATAGGATAGGATTTATTCATGGCAGATAGCACTAACGAAAATATCGTAACCGTAATCATTGATACCCCTGAGGGTGCAGAAGAGAAAGAGATTGACCTAGAGTCGCTCTCTCTCGAGGAGCTTGCTCAGCTTGCTCAGTTTGCTCCCGGTATCAAGGACTACTACGGTACTCGACTTATCGCAGAGCTCGGTAAGTAATTTACTACTATGGTAAAATAATAGTTAGCGCTAGCTAGCTATAGACTAGGAATGCAATGGCTGAACAAATTCAAGATCAACCGAGTGACCTTATCACTCTATACTGCTACGTCAACAAGAAGACAAATCTTGTAGAGGCGATAGTTGCATACAGCCTTTTTGGTATGAATATCCGAGTAAACAGTGACTGGGAGATTCTAAAGCGCACTGATCCAAAGCTTGCTGAATATTTAAATAGCGATGACTACCGCACCTTCCGCGTTGACTGGGACCTAGAGCCAACTCCTGCAGCTGATCTCGATCCTGAAAATGATGAAGAGTGGGAGCACCAGCTCGTTCAGATGTGGGACAAGGGAGAACCTATCTCCACCAATGACTTGACCAAGTATAGTCATGAAGTAAATACCTCTGCAGCCGTGGATAGAACTCCCGAAGCAGACGACTCCGAGGAATAAAATGATCGAGTTCATTGGAAGAGACGGAGATCTTTCTCTGTTTGGTGGAGACTCTAAGGGAGTTATTGTCAACACTTCACTAAGTATTGTTGTACAAGTTGGCGACCTAGATACCCTTTCCACGGCATTCCAATGGGATAAGAGAGGAACCTCCTTCTCTAACAATGATCTTGATCTGGCTACTGATGCTGCTGTAGAACTTAACGCTAAGGCAATTATTGCTGCGGCTAGCCGTATGTACACTATCCCTGGTGGAGTACAGGCAGAAGCTAAAAAAGCGCTTAAGTGGCATGCAGACGAGCACCGAGGTGGTACTCCTGTTGGTATGAACACTGCTCGCACGCTTGCAAAGGGCGGACAGATCGGCCTTCACAAGATTCGCCACATTGCTAAGTACTTCCCTCGTCACGAGGTTGACAAGAAGGGTCCGGGTTGGAATCCTGGAGAAGATAACTTCCCTTCAAATGGCCGCATTGCTTGGGCCCTCTGGGGTGGAGACGCTGCGCAACGCTGGGCATCTGCAATCGTAGAGCGTGAGAACAAGAAGGCTATCACTGCTGGTGGTTACGAACTTCCTGGATATGACAACTACCTAGAGCCATCAGACTTACCTGAAACCTACGATCCATTTGTTGATGCAAATGATTTTGATATTGACAATGGTCCAGAGTTTATGATCCGTGTTCGCATGGATGGTACTGGAATCGATCGTCTTTACAAGGTAGAAATTGATGGAACCGTTTGGCTCTGGGATGGTTCGGCATGGGATAACCTAGGCCATGTTGATGGTGATGTCTATATGTACGACATGGAACTAGATGATCCATACGATACCTGCGATAAAGACCACTTTATTATTGATGCGAGCTCAGCTGTAATTGTCTCTGCTCTATTCAAGGAAACACCATATGGTCGTATCTCCGTTGATGCCATCGACGAGTTTGAAGCCAACTTAGCTGCAGATGCATTAGGTGAGATTGACGTAGAGTTTATCGATCGAGTCATTACTGCTGCTGCTCCTGGAGCAGCCGGGTATACCTCACTTCCTTCAACGACTACCGATGGTAACTACACCCCTGCAGAGCGTTCGGCTAATACTGCTAAGCAGGTTAGAGATGCAAACGGGCGTTTTGCTAACCAGGGTGACCGTGTTGTAGTTGGTGGAGATCGAGCTAATGGTTCTGGAACTGTAACTAATACTGACAATGGTAAGGCTACAGTTAAGTTGGACAATGGAAATACTATTTCTATCGATGGTAAGTTCATGCAAAATGAGTCTGAGTTCATGAAAAACCACACCATGCCCCAGTCTTCCGGCATGCCTCTAGATCTTTCTGGGATTCTTGGAAAGCCTAGAATGCCAGAGGGTTCTAAGGCTCAACTGCCTGGAACTCTGAAGCCTTATTCGAGCGGCGATCTAAAGCAGATGCTTAGCAGCTGGCCAAAGTATGTAAGCAATATGCGTGCTGGATATAGAGCTGTTACTCAGAAGGACGTAGCTCAGTGGGCTCGACAGTCTGGAAAGAATGTTGCTCCTGGTGGTTTAGACCTGAAGCAGATCAATAACTCATAATCCCCTGTATATTTTCAAAGTATACTGTTAATAGCGACTATACGCGTATTCCTAGGAGATTCAACGTGAGCGAAGCCGTAACTTCTACAACAAATGTTGATGGAAAAGACGCTGCTCTTACTCCCGAGACTTCGGATGTCCCACCAAAATATCTGGCTGTAGTTTCTCCAGATGATTTAGGTGCTGTTATGGATCTACTGGCTATTGTTCCAGCAAGTGCAACTAGCACTGAACCAATGGTGTATCAGCGTAAAGACCAAAAATGGGTTCCGTCAGATCAATATCTCCGTGACCTAACCTCTCCAACCCCACCTCTTGTAGTTAAACTGCAGGGGGAGGACCTTAATTCAGTTCTAAAGCAGGTAGATGGCCTAGAAGCTGTCCAATCTAGTGCATTTGATCTAGATTCACATCTACTTTCCTTCTGGGTGGACTCGCTAACTGCAGCTGGAGGGCTAGACCGCAACCGTGGTAACGCAGAGAAGCTACGCCGCTACTGGGTACACGGAGAAGGTGCTGCAAAGATCCGCTGGGGTACCCAGGGTGACTGGGCAAGATGTGTTCGCCACTTAGAAAAATACCTTGGTGAAAGAGCTAAGGGTTATTGCCAACTACGTCACAAGGAAGCTATGGGAGTCTATACAGCTACCCACGCTAAGGAAGATCGTAAACATGGATAACCAAGAATTTATTATGGAAGAAGTTCTTACCAAGAACTACGGCACTCCTACTATCGTAACCGACGAAGATATGCTTATGCCTATCGAAGATATCATCAAGGCTCATCAGGATGATGATATTTATGATGAAGACTTCACTCCCGAGCCAGAGATCCACAATCTCATGGAAGATGATGCCTGCAAGAAGGCTATGACGGCTGCTGGTGGCCACGATCGCAATCGCGGCAATGCTGAAGAACTCCGCCACTACTGGACTCACGGTGAGGGTGGCGCAAAGATTCGTTGGAATACTCCTGGAGACTGGAAGCGTTGCGTACGCCACCTCGAGAAGTACCTCGGCCCTCGTGCAAAGGGTTATTGCCAACTCCGCCACAAGGAGATGGATGGTGTTTACACTGGTAGCCACCTAAACCCAGGTGGTAATGGTCACCACGGCCATTTCTCAGCCGAGGAATTCAACCAAAACGTTATTGAAGCATCAATCCTAGCTGCTAGAGTTGCTGATGCCAAGGAACGTATGTCTCTGGTTGCATCATCTGGTGCAGATACAGGTGCTGCATTTGTTATTCCTCTACTAATTCCAGAGCAATTAGAGTCTGGCGACGGTAGAAGCTTTACTAAGGATGCAATCTCATTTAGAGAGCTCCCACTTCCGCTCATGTGGCAAATCAAGACTGGTGAAGGCCATTCTGGTTCCGTAGTTGTAGGTCGTATTGACAACATGGAACGTCTAGAAAACGGTATTGGAAACGTTACAGGAGTCTTTGATACTGGACCATATGGCCGCGAAGCTCAACGTCTAGTGCAGAATGGCTTCCTGCGTGGAGTTTCTGCAGACTTAGATCAGTTTGAAGCTACTGAAGTTGATGCAGAAAATGCAGACGACACTTCAGATGCCACTAAGCCAAAGCTTTCCATAAATCACGCACGCGTGATGGCTGCTACAATTGTAGCTAAGCCTGCATTCCAAGAATGCACTATCACTATTCCCGCTGCAATTGCAGATACCCAGGAGGAAGACTTGATTCCTAATGACGGAATCTACGAAGAATCAGTTGATTCTTTCGCAGATATGCAAGCTATCACAGCCTCCGGGTTTCTAGAATCAGAGATTCCGGTAGCTCCTCCTACAGAGTGGTTCAAGAAGCCAGCACTAACTAAGGCTACTCCGCTCACCGTGACCCCTGAAGGAAAGATCTTCGGTCACATTGCCGCTTGGCACGTAAACCACATTGGTATGCCACGTGCAACCCGTCCTCCTCGCTCACGTAGCAAGTATGCATACTTCCACACTGGTGTTGTTCGTACCGCTGAAGGCACCGACATGCCTGTAGGTCAGCTGACTCTTGCTGGCGGTCACGCTTCGCTTCAAGCAGATGCTCGTGCAGCTGCTAAGCACTACGATGACACTGCATCTGCAATCGCTGACGTTCACGCTGGTGAAGATGACTACGGTATTTGGGTAGCAGGTTCGCTACGTCCAGATGCCACTGAGGCTCAGATCCGTGCACTACGTGCATCTGCTCCTTCAGGAGACTGGCGTCCAATCGGCGGCTCACTCGAGCTTGTTGCAGTTTGCCAGGTTAACGTTCCTGGATTCCCTATCGCTCGTGCGATTGTAGCCGGTGGCCAGGTTATGGCCCTAGTTGCAGCTGGTGCATATGATATGGCAATTCTAAAGAGCGAAGCAGTAGCATCCCTCACCATGCGTGCTCAGGGGCTGAACGAGCTTGCAGCATCGGCACCTACTGACCTCAAGGCACGTGCTCGTAATGCAAAGAATAGCCTTAAGAAGAAGAACCTAGAAAGCCTAACTGCTTCTGTTGGTTCTCTTAAGGATCGCGTAGCTGCCGCACAAGCCGAGGCTGAGTTCACATATATTCCTGAAGAAGTTCGTATGGAAGCCGCTAAGAAGGGCCACGCTCTTCCAGATGGATCATTCCCTATTGAAACCAAGGATGATGTAAAGGCTGCTATCCACGCTTATGGCCGAGCAAAGGCTTCTAAGAAGGCGGATGTTCGTAAGCACATCATCAAGCGTGCCCGTCAGCTCAAGGTGTCTGACCTAATCCCCGAAACTTGGAAGACTGCTGCATCATCAGAAGCTTCTGACAAGGTTGCCAGCATGCGTGCCATGATTGCTTCGGTTTCAGAGTTTGCTGATGCTAAGGAAGCTACTCCAGAGCAGATCCAGAAGCTAGCTGAAGCTAAGGGCGCTGCTGATAAGCAGACTGAAGAAGAAGTTAAGGCAGCTAAGGAAGTAGCAAAGCTTAAGTACGCTACCCCTGAGCAGCGAGCCAAGGCTGATGAAGCTCGTCAGAATGGTCGCTACACCCCTAAGACTCAGCCACGTGATGACCGCGGAAAGTTCCGTGAAGTTCTTGCCCACTTGAAGCAGAACCTTGGTGTGGCAGGTCTTCAAGATGCCTTGAAGCAAGTACAGCACGTAGAGAAGCTTGACTTCGCTGGTAACTATGAAGAATCAGCAAAGGCTAGTTCAGAACTACTAAACCAACTTGACAGACTAGATTCAAAGGCCCTGAACCCTCAGGACCTAGCTAACGTCAAATCAACTGCTGCAGAGTTAGGTAAAGTTATTTCTAACCTACCTCTACCTTTTGGGCAGGATGCTCAGAAGCTTAGATTTAGCGATCTTCCAGCCGGACTCAAGGAACTCATGGGTGACATGATTGACAGAGTTGGAAAGAAGATCGGTAAAAAGGATGGAGACATTGCTACGGCTAGTCTTAAGTCCTTTATGTCGGGTGGAGATGTTTATTCTCAGGGAGAAATCCAGTCTGAGATGAGCAAGCTTCTTCGACTCCTTACCTAAAAAGTAAGGTACAATTAGTGATAGGTGGAGCGCCTTGCATCTTTATGATTTAAGTCCCTCGGCCTGAACTGTTCACCAATAGATAAGACAACTTATCTATCAAACCAAAACTGGCCTTAGGAGGTACAGTGTACGACCAGATCAATGCTCAGCTTGACGGTCTCGCGGACCTCACTGATGAACAAATCAGTGAGCTTCAGAACGAGATCGTAAGCCAGTTTGAGATGGTTGAGGGTAATGACCCAACTCCTGAAACAGTTGATGCTATGACGTCTCTTGCAGACTCTCTTGACATCGTTCGTGGTGAGCTAGCTCGCCGAGAGGCACAAGCCGAAGAGCTAGCTGCCAAGGCAGCAGATGCTACCGCTCGTGTTAAGGGTATGTCTCAAGAGACTGGAGAGGAATTAGCTATGGCTGATGACGCAACTAACCCAGAGGAGGCTCCTGTAGAGGAGACCACCCCTGCCGAAGAAGCTCCAGCTACCGACGCTGCCCCAGCAGAGGAAGCCGCCGCAGCTGCAGATGAGGAAACTCCTGCAGAGACCACCGTTGAGGGTGGTCAGGAGGAGCCTGCTGATGCAGCTCCTGCTATTGAGGACGCAGCCCCTGCAGATGCAGCTCCAGTAGACGAGACCCCAGCCGAGGCCCCTGGCCAGGCTGAGGAGGGTTCTGCTGAAGAGGAAGCTAAGGAAACCCCAGAAGAAGAGAAGAAGGAGCCTGTAAAGGCTTCCGCTGAGCCAGAGGAAGAGACTGCAGAAGTTGCAGAACCAACCGAGGCCGCAGCTTCAGATGAGACCGCATCAATTGATCAGGTAGAAGGTTCTGAACTTTCGACCGAAACCGCAGTAACCGAAGACCTTGCAGCAGATGCTGCCGAGGGATCAGAGGCTTCTGCAGAAGAAACCACTCCAGAAACAACACCTATTGCTGACGAAGTTCAGCAGGAAGAGCAGGCAACCGTGACCGCCGCAGCAGAAGGAACCTTCGAGGCTCCAGCTGACCGTCAGCCTGTAGTTCAGGTAGTAGAGGCAGCTCCAGTGGCAATCACTGCGGGCGCTGACATTCCTGGCTACACCGCCGGCAGCACAATCAACGACATGTCAGAAGTAGCTTCGGCTATGGAGAAGCGCATCCACTCGCTACGCCGTGTAAACGGTGGCGATGGTGAGCAGCACATCGTTGCATCTATCACTACCCAGTACCCAGAAGAGCGCACTCTTTCGACTGACGCTCTGTCGAACGCTGCCAAGATTGAGGCTGTAATCGGCCAGGACGCACTTGTTGCTTCTGGTGGACACGCTGCCCCATTCGAGGTTAAGTACGACATCTTCTCGCAGGGTTCAACCACTATCCGCCCAGTTCGCGATGCACTGCCTCGCTTCCAGGCTGACCGTGGTGGTATCCGCTTCGTGACCCCACCTTCATTTGCTGCTGGTACCTATGCTGACGCTGTTGGTGTATGGACTGCTGCTGTTGATGCAGACCCACAGAGCGCTACCAAGACCAGCTACACCGTAACCGCTGCTGGCGAGAACACTGTATCAACTGATGCAGTTACTCTACAGCTACAGTTCGGTAACCTTATGACCCGTGCTTACCCAGAGCTTATCGCTCGCCACAACGAGCTAGCTCTTGTACAGCACGCTCGCGAGGCAGAGCAGAACCTTCTGGCTAAGATCGGTGCTGGTTCAACCGCTGTTACCACCTCGTCGCTCATTGGTTTCGGCCGTGACTTCTTGGTTCAGATCCGTCGTGCAGCTGTTGCTTACCGTAGCCGTCACCGCATCGACCCTCAGACCACTCTGAAGGCAATCATCCCTACTTGGGTTTACGATGCAATGGCAGCTGACCTCACCCTAAGCATGCCTGGTGACAACACCCTTTCGGTTTCGAAGTCTGAAATCGATGGTTACCTTGCAACCGTTAACGTTGACCTCGTAGCTTCGCTCGATGCAAACGTATTCGGTACCCAGGGCGCTGGAGCTCTTCTCGAGTTCCCAGACACCTTCGACTGGTTCCTCTTCGCAGAGGGTACCTTCCTGTTCCTCGATGGCGGAACTCTTGACCTTGGTATCATCCGTGACTCATCACTGGTTGGCACCAACGACTACAAGATGTTCACCGAAACCTTCGAGAACGTTGCGAAGGTTGGTATCGAGGCTCTTAAGATCACCTCGACCATCTCGGTTAACGGTGTGGCTGCTGCCCTCCGTGACACCACTGGTGGCGCAACTGCAGCTGCTATCGAGCTCTAAATCGATAGAAATTAGTAGAGGGGGAGCCGGGCAACCGGCTCCCCTAATACAAAAAATTTAGACTTTAAATATTAAGGATTAAAGAATGGCTTTCAAGGGTATTTTCCCGGCTCCCAAACTGACTCCAATGGAGTTCGGTCTATTTAGTGCAGCCAAGCCAGAAGTCACTGGAACCTCGGATGTTGATTCCCGCTGGGTTCGTGGCTTTGAGGTAGACCTAGAGTCCCGTCCTAACTACGTTCGCTCATGGAGCGAAACCAGTGCAACCTCTGATGTTGCTTACGAAGATGTATCAGCCCCACGCTACCTAGAGGTTAAGCCTTGGTTCATTGAGGTTGAGGACCACGCAACAACCCTAGGTCTTCTTGGATTAAACCGTTTTGATCGCGTACTTCGCCAACTAGAAGCTGTAACTCAGCGTACCGTTGAGCGTGAGTTTTGGGAGGGCAATATTGCTCAGGGCGAGGGACTTCCAAATACTTACCTAACTAACCCAGACACCGTTACCATTCTTAATGGTGGAAATGCTCTTCCTCCTCACCACGCTATTGCCTATCTAGAGGCTGCAATTGCTCGTGTGTCGGCTGCCGGTGAGCAAGGTGTTCTCCACATGACTCGTGACGTAGCAACTCTTCTTGGTTCACAATATATGCTTACCCGTGTTGAGGATGACCCAGGCCACATCCACATCGAGACAAATGGTGGAACAACCGTTGTTCTTGGTGCAGGTTATACTGGAAATGGACCTGTTGGTGCAACTGGAGCTACTGCTACAGATACCTCCAAGTGGATTTACGCAACTGGCACAATCGGTGTTTACCTGGGAGAGTCAGAAGTAGTAAACGACAACCTAGCGCAAGCTTACGATGTCGCAGGAAACCAGAATGACATGAGAATCAAGGCAACTCGCCCAGTGGCGGCTTACTTTGACACCTCGATCCACCTAGCTGTCAAGGTTGACTTGTCAACCACAGCTATCTAACCAATAAGATACCAAGGAGAAATAGCTAAATGGCTACTCAAGAATATGCAGCTAGCATCCAGGGTGTGTCGATTCGTGTCACCCGCCTGGACGCCGCTGGAAACCTGATGACAGGTCCAGCAGACAGCTACACTACTTCTGCCTTCATGCGTGTCTCGTTCACCCCTGAATATGAAGAGGGCGACGAGATCACCGAAAAGGGTGCGAATGGTGTTGTCTGCGTAACATACAAGGCTCCAGACACTCTGAAGCGTATCACCATGGAGCTCGCAATTTGTGAGCCAGATCCAGAGCTTTCAGCTCTGATCTCTGGTGGTCTTCTGCTTCGCAAGAATGTTGGAAGCTCGACTGACCCTAACCACAAGTCTGTTGGTTGGGCTGCTCCAGGTGTTGGCGATGACCCTGCTGGTAACGGTGTTGCCATCGAGGCTTGGTCACACGCTGTGAAGGATGGAAAGCGTGCAGGCGTTCTTCCTTACTTCCACTGGGTATTCCCTTACGTGAAGATGCGTCAGTCAGGTGACCGTGTTATTGAAAACGGTCTGATGGCTAACACCTTCGAAGGTTACGGTCTTGGAAATGCAAACTTCCAGGGCGGTATTGATGGTCGTTGGGAGTTCCCTGTTGCTGCAGAGCGTCCATACGCTTATGCACGTACCGACTGGGCCCCAACCGGTCTTTCCGGGTTCTACACCTGGACTGACAATGCAACTGACCAGGTTGTATTCACCTCATCTACAGCTAAGCAGCCTACTGCAATCACTATTTCTAGTGCTGAGGCTACTGTAACTGACACCAAGGCAACTCTTGGATTTAGCGCTAACCCTGCCATCCAGGTTGGTGACACCATCTACGTTCAGAACATTGGATCACTATTCAATGGAACTCAGACTGTTGCTAGTGTATCTGCTAACACTGTTAGCTTCATCAATGCAGCCATTACTGCAGATGCTACTGGATCAATCACCTCTGGTTCACGTGTTACCGTCGCTAATGCAGTTACCGAGAGCCACCCAGCTCCGATTGCCACCACAACCACTCAAATTGGTGAGGGTGGAGCAAGCTTCAACGTTCCTGGTAACTTGAAGTACAACGCTGACAATGCAATTGATAACATCATTGCATCGAACGAAAACTAAATAAGTATCTAGTAAACGGGTGGCAGAC